TCTGAGCCCTCGACGTACTGGTCGATCCAGTCGAAGAATTTAGCGATCTCATCGTCGTAGTTCTTCAGATTGGCGTGGAACATGAAGGCCCAGTTCTTGCTGTAGTCATCCTCGTAGACCAGCGACTGGGTGGCCGGGAAGTAGGCGGACGCCCCGCAGCCGAGAACATCCCAACGGCGACACCTGAACAGTTCATGCTTTGGCAGGGCTAGGTCAGAGGGCGTCTCGTCGCCAGCCATGATCTTCAGCAGGCCAACGACTTCCTGCGGTGTGCCCCGCTTCAAGGTGCCTCGTGCGTAAATCTCTGTGTACATGCCCATTGTGTGCTCCTGTGTGGTTTATGAGTAGTGGTACAAATCTACAGACACATCATTTCGTGTGTCAAGGGTTTAGACATCGGCCATTGAAGGGCCATAGCCCCAGTCAGCCGTAAACTCAACGAGGTCACCATAAACGGCCCGCCCGGCAGCAGCGAGTTCCCGCACCAGCAAGTCGCCCACGAGTTCTTTCTCGTCCTTGGGTGTGGACGTGTAGATGGCGTCATGGACGGTCCCCATCAGGTGGGCGCCGTAGGCCGGAAGCTGGGGGTTGATCGCCAGGGCTGCCGTGAGGCAGATGTCGTTGGCCGTGGACTGCGAGGTGAAGGCCAGTGCCGAGTTGATAACGCTCTGGCGGTTCTTCTTGGTGATGAGTTCGGACTGGAAGTGCCGTCCGAACCTCGTGACGATAGACTCGCCGCTGAGGGCTCGCTCGGTGATGTCCTCGCGCCACATGGCGAACATGGAGCCGGGCCGGACAAACGCATCGACCAGCTTCTGGGCCTCGCCCATGCTGATCTTCAGGGCCTTGGAGATGGCAGGCACCTGACGGTTGAACGACACCCCGTACACGACGCCCTTCATGGAGGCTCGCTTGTTGTTGTAGTAGTTGGCGTGCTTCTCGTCCACGACGTGTGCCGACACCGCAGCGTGCAGGTCAACCCAGTCCTGCGTGGGGTAAGCCTCCCCGAGCAGCCGGTCGAAGAAGTCGCCTGCGCCCGGCTGGAAGGCCGCGATCAGCCACTCGTCCAGCGACTCACAGGCCATCACACGAAGCTCGGCCTGTGAGAGGTCGGCGCCCACCACGTAGTGGGTCTTCTCACGGGCAACGACCATCCTTTTCAGCCGCTTGTCACGCGGAATGGTGAGCATGGAGGCACCCTGCCCGCCGAGGCGTCCCGTGGTCGAGGCCGCGAGCTTGTAACCGGGCCGGACGATGCCGTTCTTGTCGGCCTGCTTGCGGTAGCCGTCCACGTAGGTGCCCAGTTGTTTGTTCAAGTCCCGGCACACCAGCAACTGCTTGGCGAAGTCGGCCTCTTGACTCTCGTGCTCCTCGCCCTCCAGGAACTCAGTGAGGGCGTCCTCCGAGGTGGACTCGGCCAGCATGCCCTTGCTGTTGCGCCTCTTGGGCAGGGGCACGCCGTGAGCGTTGAACCACTTCTTGACCTGCACGGGCGAGTTGGGATTGATGGCCGTCTCGGCAATCAAGTTCAGTTGCAACTTGGCCTCCCGGAACTCACCACCGAGTTCCTTGGACAGTTCCTCCAAGTACGGGATGTCCAGCCGGATGCCCCGCAGTTCGACCGGCATGAACATATCCGAATACTGCATGAGCAGATCGAGGACACGCTGGGAGTCGGGGTCATCGGCAAGGTATTCCTCCATGAGGACATCCCAGTGCCATGTCGCGTACACGTCGAAGGCGTTGTAGCGGTACAGCAGGGCACGCGGGATGCGCTCGAAGCCGGACTTACCCTGCTTGGAGTAGTACTTCCGGGCGTCGTGCCACGAGCCGTCCTCGAACTTCTCGTAGGTGTCATAGGTGGCGTTGCGGGTGTACTGCTTGGTGGCCTCGTCCCAGTCCTCGAAGCCGAAGTACTTCTTGGTGGTAGACTTCAGATCGTGTGCCCCCGCAGCCGGGAACAGGGCGTAGTGGGCAAGCTGGGTGTCCCGCAGGAACCGAACCTTGGCGTCCGGGAAGTACTTGATGTCGAACTTGCCGTTGACGGCGATGATGTCATTCTGCTCCAGGAACCAGCAGAAGGCCGCGTAGAACAGCGGGTTCTGGCAAAGCTCCTCGGTGAACGTGTAGGCCATGCCTCCGGCAGTGATGGCGATGGAGATGATGCGGGAGGGGTGGGCCTCGTCCTCGTCGATGTTGCCCGAGGTCTCGATGTCGAAGACCACCTTGCGGTCCTGCGTCGAGGTCAGGAAGTCGATGGCAGCCTCAGCGTCGTCAATCACCGTGTACTCGAACTCGGGAAGCTCGGGCGGGTTGGTCAGCAGCCGGAACGCGGTCGAGAGCCGGGTCACGATGTCGGCCTTGGCCATGCACTGGCCCACAGACGGAGCCGGGACGACTCGTTCGTCGCCCCGGCGTGTGTAGGAACCCATTGCAAAGACTGTGGCGTTGGGCGGCAGTTCGGAGCCCGGCTCGATCTTGGAGAACTCCAGTTCGATGTCAGGGATGGTGTCCTGCTTGACCCGAGACAGGATCTCCAGGCAAGCAGGAACCACCACGTCGGCGGAACTTAGGTACACACGCAACTAGGGCACCTCGATTGGCTGTATCCGCACCAGTTCGTCGTGCAGCCAGTTCATGGCCTCGGGCAGTGTGGGGAAGTCAGCGTGAATCGGATCGTCCCAGTAGTTCACGTACCAGCACTGGTTTCCTTTCGAGTACCAGATAAAGTGACGCATCTCGCCGGTCTTCCGATTGGTCCTCACGCCAATGCCCCCGTGTCGGAGAAGGCGAGGCTGAGGGCGTAGTCCACGTTGTTCTGCAGGTACGTCAGGGTGGTGACGTTGCCGATGGCCTGATACTCGTCCATGTTGCCCGCGTACTTCTCGGACTCGTGGCCGTTGACGGCCTCGTAGCCGGGCCGGTAGATGTTCCACAGACCCCACGGGTTGTACTCCTTGATGACATCAGCCTCGTTGGGGAAGCGGACATCATCGAAGACGTACCTGCCGTCCTCGTCGGTCATCTGCGCCACGGCTGCCTTGATCCAGAAGTCGGGGTCGATGGACCGGATGCAGTCGGTGCCGAGCACCTGGAGGAGTCGGCGGTACTCCTTGCCCGCCGAGCTTGCCTTGATCTCATTCTCGTCCATGACCGCCAACAAATCGCTCAGACTTAGGGGTTCATCACCCCCAAAACCTGCCACTGGCGAAGGGGCGAGGTACGGGTCCAGCTTGCGAAGCATCTCCTTCAGCGGCCCGGCGAATGAGAGCCGGGTGAAGCCGTGCTTCTCGACAAGGTAATTTGCGACGGTGCTCTTGCCGCTACCGGCATAGCCCGTGATTCCTACAACCTGCATGGTGTGCTCCTTATAGTCCTGATTTGAGGTAAAGCTGTGTTTCGGATGCTCCGGTCATGCGTGACAGCACGGGGACCGAGGTGCCGGTTCCCACCGCTGCTCGAACGAGGGAACTTGGTATGTGTTCCTGTATTATCACGAGTTTACGAAGATAAATCATAGAGGACAAGACCTCCGGGGCGAATCTTCCGCCCTCGGCGTTCTTTTTCATGTGGCGGCTGATCGTTGGCACCGGCAGGCGGCAGATTTTGGCCAACTGATTCAGCGAGAACAGAGCGTGCTCGTGCAGTTCGTGTGCCATGACCAGCTTCTCGGGCCTGGCAGCCAGAGCCGAGAGGTGCCAGATGTCGCGGGCCTTCAGCAGGCACACCAGCAGCTTGTCCTGCAGGTCCACAAGGTCGGACGTGAAGATGTCGTCAACGGTCTGGGTGCTCACGCCGCAACCTCGTCTTCCAGGTCAAGGTGCTCGATCCACCGGGTGCCTTTGGATTTCTCGTCCTGATAGGTGGCGAGGATGCCTGCGTCCACGAGGGCCTGAATGATCTTGATGAACTCGTCGGTACGCAGGTCGGCCCGGAAGTTGCGGTAGACCACCTCCCACTTGACGGTGCCGCCCTTCTGGATCACGAAGTCGCGGACCTGCTCCTGGCGGCGAGCCCATGAGGATTCGGAGATCCGGTTGGCCATGTTCACCATGTGGGTGAACCACGAGGAGGCGAAGTTGATGGCCGAGAGCATGTGAGGCACCTGCACCTCGTCGCAGCAGTCCAGCATGGCCAGCAGGGTGGCTGCCTTCAGGATGGACTTGGTGAGGCGGTCGGCGGCTGCCTCGATGATCTGGTGACGCTGGTGGCCCTCGGCTGCGTCCAGCACGTCGGTGATGAACTTGTTCAGCCGAATCCACGCCTCGCGCACGCAGGGCACCGGCATGGTCGGGCCTTCCATGTTGCAGAAGTTGGCCCAGTGCTCACGGGCGTTCTCGATCCGGTTGACGAGCGCCGTGAACACCTGGTCGCCTTCCTTGACCTCGTTGATGTCCGCCTGTTCCAGCCAGTCTGACTTTGCCGACCGGGGTGGGGGTGTGGCCTCGATGTAGATGAAACGGGTCAGGAAGCCCGAGCGGAAGTCCTCCTGCGTCAGGTACTCGGCAAGCTGGGAGGCAATGCCCATCATGAACAGGCTCAGCGACACGTCCACCGAGCCTCGCCGGTTCTGATCCCCGGTGGCACGCAGCTTGCCGGAGACGTGGCCGTCGTACAGTTCGGTCATCTTTCCCTTGGCGCCCGCCATGTACGCCTTCTTGTCCATCTCCTGCACCCAGCCTTGGGCCTCGTCACGGTGCAGCAGGGCGCTGCGGTGCGGGCGCTTCAGCAGTTCGTTGTCGAGGGCTTCAGGGGTGGCGTCGGAGCCGAGATCGTACTGGAAGCACTCCTCGTCCGAGAGCGCCTTGATGAATGACAGGCCCAAGGCGCGGGTGGTGGACTTCCTGGAGCGGGTGGTCTCGCCCAACACCATGAACCACAAATTCAGCGGCAGGCGCCCGAACTTGGGCACCGCGTGGCCGAAGTCGGAAAAGACCACGGACAGGATCATGAAGGCACTGGCGACGTGGTATTCGGTGGCCGCATCGGTCTTGGAGGTGGCCCACGCCACGTAGTCATCAATGAAGGTCGAGGGCAGGGACGCCTTCTCCTCAGCCGAGAGGAAGTCCACGGACTTGTCCTTCACCGAGGGCTCCACGGTCACAGTGGTCTCGTACTCCTCGACCTCCTCACCCTGCCCCAGTTCGGACTTGGCACGGGCACGCAGGATGTCACCCCAGAGCAGTTCGTCGGCGTTGTCCCGGCCATCGGCGGTGAACTTGTCGAACGGGTGGTCCTTGCAGATCACGAAGGCCACCTCGTCGGTGGCGCCGCAGCGGAAAAGCTCCTGCTCCAGCAGGAACAGCGCGTCGGAGCGGTCCACACCTGCCGGGGTCTTCTTGTTCAGCAGTTCCATGAGCTTGGGAGATGCCGTCAGGGACCGCAGCGCCTCGCCCCGTGTGGGCAGTGTGCCCATCTCTTTGAACTGGTCTACGACGCCCTCGGCGGGCGGGTAGGCTGCGGCGAACTCGTCGTAGGTGTAGACGGTATCGTCGCTGACGAAGTTCACCGTGTAAGGCTCGTCGTACTTGGTGTTGGTGGTTCCCGGCACACGGAGCAGTTTGTTACAGGCCCAGCCGTTGTCGAGGCCGGTCTCTGCCTTGTCGTGGGTGAGGGAGACGCTGTGCGCCAGCGGCTCGATCAGGGCCGGGTCGGTGCAGTCCGAGATCAGCCAGTAGATGTGCGTCTTGCCCGGCGAGGTCTGCACGATGCCCGAGGGCTCCAGCAGGGCGTCATCGACGTTGAAGGTGTCGGCGTCGGCGTGGACTACCTGGAGGGCCTTGGCGCTGCGCTTGCGGGCGTTGGTGGCCCGGAACAGCGACGGGGAGGTGTAGGTGTCGTGAGCGGCCTGCTTCTCGGTGTAGGCGAGCATCTGTGCCCGCTGCTCCGGCCACTGGAAGAACCGCTGGTTGCTTGGGTTTCCGTTCCCGTCCATGAGGGCAATGACTGCCCGGCCTTCCATGCCCTTGTAGAGGAAATCGAAAAACTGCCCCTGGATCATGCTGCAGCCTTAGCGCGAAGGCGCCCACGACTGTTGCGCTTCACCAAGGACGGCTGAGGATAACGTTCCAGTACGGTCTTGATGTTGTGGCAGGAGGTACAAAGAGGTTGGCACTTCAGCACTTCAGTCACGTCGTACTTACCAAATGCGGAGTTTACGATCTTATAGATATCGAAGGACTTCTCATCCTTATTGATGTGGTCAAACTGGACCTTCTCAGTCGAATGGCACCAACGGCACTTCTCGCCGCCGATCAAGGCAAAGAGAATCGCCCTCACAATTTCGTATCGCTTATTACCATTCGGACCTGTGAAGGGGCTGTTAGCGCCTGAGTACTCGATATCCCCTATCGTGTAACGCATTCCCGTTGCTCCATCCAGAAATAGAAATGCCCCCGAGGGGCATTGGTGGCTGGTTTTCAAGTGCCCGTGATCCTTCTCGATGGGATCGTGTGCTGTCACAGCACGGGCGGTACTGCTCTAGAGCTTGATGAGGCTCGGCTTAGCCTTGCCTCCGGCCTTGGCGCCGGAGTTGACCTTGGCGGTGGAGGCCACTGAAGTCTCCACGGACTCCAGGGAGCGGTAGCCCCGGACCTTCTCCTTGTACTCGGCGGGGTCGATGTCTACCCACTGGCCACCAACCTGATGCTGCTTCTTGATGTGGACGACATCAACCTGCAGTTCCTCGCCCAGCCAGTCGTCTGTGTCGATGTTCTCGATTTCCTCGGCGGACAGCCCGATGGCCTTGCCGATAGCCACGAGGTCGAACGGAGGGGTCGGCTCGCCGGTCTTCTTGGAGACGCCATCGAAGGCGTTGACATCTGCAAAGACATTGCGCTTGCCGACCTTGGTGCCGTCAGCGGCAACCTCGCCCTCAGCGATCTGGAAGCGGAACTTCAGGCGCAGCTTGCCCTTGTTGTCACCGTTCTTCACCTCGTCGGGAGTGATGGAAAAGATGTTGGCCCGGTACTTGCCCACGGGCACCGGGTCGAAGCCGCGCCCGGCGTTGTCGTAGGTTTCCTGGTCAACGTTGAGAGTGAGACGTACCATTTTGGCTTGCTCCTTTGATTCTATGTTGGTGTTTTGATTGTTTTGAGTGGATACAGAAGAAACTAGTAAGTCGTGGACAAAAGCTTATCACCCGTCAGATTCGGCATCATCCTCCACGGTGTGGTTGGCGATGAACGGGTAAATCTCCTCGAAGGACGGGTCCAGCATCTGGAACGGCATTTCGCCCGAGCGGTCGGAGGCGTCGATCCTGCCGTCACCCTTGGTCTGGAGTACGTGAACGGGGTCACCGTTGTTGTCCTTGGCGGTGGCGAGGTAGAGCACCAGGTCGATGGGCTTCAGGGCTTCCTCGATGGTCTTCTTGCCGAGGAAGTAAGGGCTCATGAGCAGCTTGCCGGAGTCTTCATCCTTCAGCTTCTCTGCGTGAGTGAGGAAGATGACGTTCACATGCTTGCTACGGTGCAGCATCTTGACGATGTTGATGCTGTTATCAGCGATGAAGGCCCAGAGTCCGTAGCCCGACTCGGTGGTGTGCTCCTTCATGTGTTCCTGGAGTTCCGAGATCGTGTCCACGATGATCGTCTTGTACTTGGTGGGGTTGTCAGCCACGGCGGTGATGACGTTGGCTCCCGTAGTCCAGTCCTCGACGTACACCACGTCCAGGTTGGGGTTGTCGCCGTATTCCTTGGCCAGCACCGAGGAGCCGTCCTCAATTGCGAGGAACAGGACCGGCGAGAGTTCCGGCACACGGGCTGCGGAGGCTGCGAGGCTGGTCTTGCCGACACCCTTCTTGCCGTAGATGATGGCGCTGAACTTCTCGCTCATCGGGCGGGGCCGCTCGACCTTGATGCCGATGCTGCTCAGGTCGAACAGCGCCTTGCTGGGTGGGGGCAGCTTGCCCTTGGGCTTCCGGGCTGCAGGCTTCTCCTCGGCCTCGGCTGCCAGCGCGAGCAGCGCAGCCTCGGCGTCCTCATCGCTCATCTGGTTAAGTGCTTCAAGTGTCATTGGTTGCTCCTTAGTTGAATAGGTTGTGGTAGTTAGTCAGGTCGCCCCGCCCATACACGTCGCAGCGGTAGCAATCGGGATCACTCTCGAACTCCCCAAGCTGCCCGTCCATCACGTAGTCGAAGATCATGGTGGTGCGGTCGAGAGCCTTCTGCACCATCTCGGGCTGGTAGGGCTCCTCCCAGTGAACCACATCCTGTAGGTTATTGGAATGCCTCGGCAAAAATATAATTCTACAGCGGTTGATCTCGATGCCCGCTTGGTTGAACCCGTAGGCGTAAAGCTGCTGCTGGTAGCGGTACTGGAGGCTCGGCCCGTACTTGGCCCACTCCACGCTTCCCCTGGAAAGGTGGAAGCGCCGCTTGGCGAGGTCCGCTGCCAGCTTCTCGTAACTCC